CAGTTTGTTGGCAAACCGCGTTTCCTTCAGCGAAAGCGTTGACATATTGTTTTCAAAGTTCTTTTCATTTTCTCGGCGATTGATATAGCGTAGATAAAGTTCGCCGTCTTTAGTGATTTGATACACATAGCCGCGTATTTGCATTTTGGCCGGCGAAACTTTTTGCTCGACAAGCTTTTTCTCGCACAGCGTTTTTACTCTTTCTGTCCATTCGGAGGTACAATCCACCGGTCCTTGTGCTATCACGCGCAGCGCGTTCAGATCCTCGGTGGATAGCACCAGCTGCTCAAAATCCATTGTGGTCACTCTTCCTTTGCTTTTCCGTTCTCCAGCACGGCCAGCGCGGCGGCTTTTGCGGCTGCGCGCGCTTCCGGCGTTGCATTTTTATAGGCTGCTTCTACATCAGCCCATTCCCATTTGAGCCCGTCCATCCCGGCGGGCTCTTTTTTTGTGCCCATAAGCTCTTCAACGGTAACACCAAAGTAGTCTGCAAGCTTTTTCAAGGTGCTGTTTCTTGGCACAGAACCGTTTCTCCATCCTGTACAGGACGAAGGGTCAAGACCAATCGCTTTAGTTACCTCGGAATTGGTTTTTCCGAATTGCTTGCAGTATCTATCAAAATTATCAAAGAACAAAATCTCACCTCCTTTTTTGTGCAAACATACAAACTCAAACAAACTCAACTAAACTTATTGCGATTTGAGTTTATTTGAGTTATAATACAACCATACCGAGCGGCTGACCAGAAGCTCCCATACTCTCCGATCGCTGCCGGTACTTCACAGGGCTGCCACGCAGCAGTGAGCCTTCACAGCTAAGCGGGGGATTTTCTTATACCGTCCTGTTGATCAGGTGCCTATGCGCGGGCACCGGGTGCAAGAAGCAGAGGGTCGCGCGTACCTTCCGATCTGCTTTCTGCCCTAAACCCAAAAATATTGCCAAGAGTAAAAATGATAACCGCAATATCATTTTACACCATCTTGTATGGCTTGGCAATGTTTTTATAGCGATATTTTGAAATGATTTTCAACCATGGAGGTGGAAAACTTGCCGACCATTGAATGGAAAGCCGAAGTAGCCAAGCGCAAAATGATGCTTGGCTGGGGCAACCGTGAACTGGCCTTGCACGCGGGCTTGTCGAAAGGCGTTGTGGACAAGTACATGTCCGGGCACTACCCCAACGAAACGCCCAAAGAACTGATCGAGACTGCTTTGGGAATGAGGTGACGCGGATGTTGATTTATCTGATGTGCTTTATGGCAGGCTGCTGCCTGATGGCGTTTTTGTTTATCTGCGCCACAAAGCCGCCCCGCAAAATGCTAGGGGTCTGGCTGGCGTATTTTGGCTTAATTATGGCGCTGGCATGGCGCATAGGAGGTTTGATGGTATGAGAAGTTGTGCATTTATTTTGGCTGATCTGATGGTCGCCCTGGGACGCGACCCCTACCACGCAGCCTGCACCGAAATGTGGCTGATGGTAATGATCATCGCGCCGGCGCTGGTGCTTGCCCCTTACCTGCTGTGCCGCTGGGACGAGTACATGCGTGCCGAGAACGCCCGGCGGCGTGCGGCGCGGAAGCGGATCTATGAGAGGGCACGGAACCATGAGTGACGCTATCCACCGCTGCGAAGAATGCGGCGCAGTGCTGCCGGAAGGCGCCGGAATCAACAGAAGATACTGCGATGCGTGCCGTAAGATCAAAAGAATAGAAGTGAATCGCAGGTATCGAATGAACCACAAAGGCGAGAACTACGAAACCTATCCGGTTGTGCGGTATTGCAGCGTTTGCGGCAAGCAGCTACCTGCGGATGCTGCGCCGAACCGGAGGTACTGCATTCCCTGCGGCGAGAAGATACATCTGGAAGCTGCACGGGAACGTGCCCGGCGGTTGCAGAAGGCAAAGCCCGCACCAGAGGAGAAGCTTTCTCGCGGCAGGCACCGCAAGGTAGACAAGCCCTGCAAAGAGTGCGGCACGATGATGTACGGCGTGGACCCCGGCAAAATGTTTTGCGATGCCTGCAAAAAGCGCAGATACGGGAAGTCCAGTGTGGACACCGGCGCGCAGCCCGGCATTGTAAAACCCAAAGAAAAGCCAAAAACCAACCACGACCTGATCGTGGATGATAACGCCGCTGCCGCAGCCAAGGGCATGAGCTACGGCAAATTCAAGGAATGGCAGCGCAGACAGAAGGAGTTGAAGGAACGTGGCGAAATCTAATAGACCCGAAGCGTGGCACGACAGCTACAAGGCTATTTTTGATAAAGCTGGCTGCATCCGGCTGACCTTGGAACAGGTCAGCGTATATATGGGCATCCCGGCACGGTATGTGCGCAAGCGCTACCCGGACGGCTGGACTAACATGGCCGGGCAGGAAGGCTCCGGCCGGGGCAACACGATCCGGCTGGATACCCTGCTGGATCAGGAATTTGGGACTTACTGAGGAGGAAACGTTATGGAAACTGAAAAAAGCTGTGATATTTTCCGGCGTTTTGCCCCGGCGGGCAGGCTGATCGACCCGGAAAAGGCAGATCAGATGGTGAAGGACAGCGTGGATCGCGGCGCACCGACCCGCGAGATCGCCACCGCAAGCCGGTATCTGATGCTGGCAGCCATGAGCATCTGCAACGACAGCATGAACGCTTTTGAGCACTATCTGGACGCAAGCGAGGACTACCAGCGGGAAAACGCAGAGTACATGGTGCTGGATGGTCGCAAGGCTGCTGCACAGATCCAGAGCATCCTCGGCGTTATGTCTGAGCTGGAGGGGCTGGAAGAGCATTAAGACTTTTTGGAGGTGGCGCGAAATGGCAAGCAAGAATGGAATGCGTACCCGCGAGCGGATCTGCTATCTGATAGGCAAGTATCAGTGCCGGCTGGAAGATGAACGCATCTCCGACCGGGAGAAAAAGATCTACGCGGACGTTCTGGAAGATCTCCGGCATCTTCTGGAAACGGCAATGCAGGAAGGGCTTCAGAGCTGACTTTCCGGTTTTACACCAATTTTGAAATGAGGCTAAAAATGCTTAAAGGTTACAAAATCGTATATACAGCTAGTGATTACACACTGAATGAAAAAACCTTAGAGAAAAAGTATTTCAATTCTCAAAAAACGGAAATTGTGATTTTTCTTCCAGCTGAGAGTTCTACTTCTGACGTGCTGGATGAAGCGATAAAGGACCTGCAGTATCGCGGAGCTCTCTGTATTGAAAAAGCAGAGGATAAACTTCTTATGGGTTATTATTTGGTTTGTATTCTGCAATCGATCGAGGACATAAATCAACGAATTTTGACGGAACTTGACACGATAGAATCTATTACTCCTGTAAACCCGGAAGAGCTGTTTCATGAATTGAAATGATTCTGTTTCACCAATAGCGGCAGGTGGATAAACAAAAGCCGCTGCCAGCGCAATGCGCAGAACAAAACTATGGAGGTATGTATTATGAGCCACGAACGTAAAGGCGGGCATTTCCGCCGCCAGTACAGCGCACAGGCCAAGAAGGCCGGCGAAGCCATGATGAAGGTGATGCGGGACTTTGCAGAGCCGCTCAGCGTGCAGGACGCACGGGATGCGTGCACCTTCTGCCGCAACATTCTGGAAAGCCAGGTGCGCGGATGCCCGTACAATGACGCAGCACTGGAAGCAGAGGAGGATCTGGATGCGGTTGCAAACGCTGATGAGCCCGATGCCTAAATCCCCCACCTACGAGGAGACCGCAACCGGCTACGCCATCGCCGCCATGCGCATGGCAGAGCTGCCGCCGGATACCATCCAGCAGGTGGTTGCGGAGATGCGCGTTATGATCGACAAGTATTCACTGGGCGAGGCGGCGCAGATCGCCACCTCCAGCCCCTACTGATGGAGGTGGTAAGGTTGGCAACGCCAAAAGCTTCCGGGCGCGGCAGGCCGCAGAAGAGCGCTTCTGCGGCTGTTTGTGCCCCGGACGTGAAATTCCCTGTTGAAGTGCCAAAAGCCCCGCAGACAGCCCCGCAGGCGGTCTCAGTGCTGATTAAGGCCATCAGTGAGGATGCAATCAAACTGAAGCTGCTCCCCGGCGCCAATGCCGTGCGCCACATGATGGACAAAACCTTTGGCGCTGCCGGCTGGACCATGCGGCGCTATTTTGCCGATGGGCGGCTGTGGTGTCAGGTGGGCGTATACTGCCCGCAGGAGCGGGAGTTCGTGTACAAGGACGCGGGCGGGCTTTCCCTCCCCTGCCGTGACCCGGCTCTGATGCGGGAGGTCACCAGCTTTGTGTCCGCTGCCTCCTTCTGGGGTGTCGGCAGGGACGTGATGGAGCTGGACGACATTGTGCTTAAAAGCACGCAGGTGCCCATCGTAAAAGATGACAAGGGCGTTTGTCGGTTGCAGACCAGCCTGAAGGTCGACCGCTTCGCCTACGATGACGCAGGCAGCATTACCATGGTGCAGTTCATCACCGGCGAGGGTAAGAAGGTCTTATGGCCAGAGGCGTGATCGGCAAGCTGCCGGTGATGTATGACCCGGTCGCCCGGCGGGTGGTCGTGGAAAACTCTGCGGAATTTGTGGAAACACAGATCCGGCAGAAGCTGGACGAGTTGGCGCACGGCAAGCCGCTGCATCTGATTTTGTCGGTAGACCTCGAACGCAAAAGCCGTACCCTGCCCCAGAACCGTATGATGTGGGCGCTGCTTACCATTATGGCAGACCACTACAACGGCGGGCGCACCGGCGGTGTGACCCCGGAGGATTGCTACACCGAGATGCTGGAGCAGTACGGTGCGGCGTTCGACTACTTAGAAGTGCCGGTGGGCGCCGTGCCCATCTTGCGCAAGTCTTACCGGCTGGTGCACGTTGTGGAGCTGCTGGACAACAACCGCTGCACCGTCAAGTGCAGCCAAGGCTCCAGCACGTTCAACATGCAGCAGATGGGACAGTTGATCGACGGAATATTTGACCGGCTGGCGGAAATGGGCGTCAATGACCCCAATGTTACCGCCTACTGGCAGGAGTGGCAGGAGGTGCCGAAAAAATGATTAGCCGAACATCTTACGAATACGAGCTGCTTGTGCGGCTGTACCAGCTTTTAGAACGCGGAAAGCGCTTGAAAGACAAGAAGTTTATTTTGACCGTTTGGCCAAAACTTTTGTCTGTCACACAATTGTACATTCAGTACGCAAAGGATGCATTTACTTTTTCTGGGATGTCAGAATGCGCTTTCACCAGAAATCGTAATTTTGGTCTGCCACTACGGTTTACTAATGAAACAATTTTTGACATGTGCATGTTGGACGAGGGGGAGTGAGTATATGACGCAGAAACGTTTCAAAAAGCTGCTGATGGCGCGGGGTGTCTGCGCGAACACTGCGCGCGGCCTTGTGGAGTATATGAAAGCCGTCAGATACTGCATTGAAAACGGCGAAGAGGTAGTCAAACTTGCAGATGCTGAAAACGTGACGTTTGAGTGCGTGAAGATTTACCCCTACGTAGAGACCTACAAGCGGATCTTGGAAGGGCGTGATTTCCTTGCCTGAATCCATTATGCAGTCCCGGCGGGAGTGTTACGTTTGCCGGATGAAGTACGGCGTTGTGACTGTTAAGGACTTAGAGGAGCATCATGTGCTCAACGGTCCGCTGCGCCCGGTGGCGGAGCAGTACGGCCTGAAAGTCTATCTCTGCCACCGGCACCACAACGAGCCGGGCTACAGCGCCCACTTTGACCACAAGCTGCGTCTGTACCTGAAAAAGCAGGCACAGCGCAGTTTTGAGGATGTGTATGGTCATCGCCAGTGGATGGCGGTGGTCGGAAAGGATTATTTGAAATGCTCAACGTTGTAGCGATCATGGGCAGGCTTGTCGCTGATCCAGAGCTGCGCACCACCACGCAGGGGCATAGTGTGTGCAGCTTCCGCATAGCGTGCGACCGCAGCTATGTGCAGCAGGGTCAGGAACGGCAGGCAGATTTTATTGACATCGTGGCATGGCGGCAGCAGGCTGATTTTGTGTTCAAGTACTTCCAGAAGGGCAGCATGATCGCCATTGATGGCAGCTTGCAGACCCGGAATTATCAGGACAAGAACGGCAACAGCCGCACCGCTGTGGAGGTCGTGGCAAACAATATCAGCTTTGCGGGCGCAAAGCGTCAGGACGGCAAGAATGCGCCCTCCTATGAGCAGCAGACTGCAAGCCATGTGGAACAGGCTAAGGCACAGACCGGCTTTTCACAGGGCAGCGCAGACGACTTTGCTGTGATAAATGATAACGACGATCTGCCGTTTTAGGGGGGGGTAAGGCGTGAAAAGTAAAACAAAACCGAAACAGGACAGTTATGTTGTCCTGCAGCGCTGGATGCGCACCGAACTTGGATTGAAAGGCAACGAGTTGACGGTGTATGCCATCATCTACGGCTTCTCTCAGGACGGCGAGAGCGTCTATAAAGGCGGGTACGGATACCTTGCCGACTGGACAGGCCTGAGCGAAAACGGTGCCCGGAACATCGTCAAGGAACTTTTGGCACGCGGACTGCTGAAGGAGCACAAAACCATGGTGGGCGGCATCCTCGTGAACCAGTACGTTGCAGTCCGAAATCCAACCCCGGAAACGGTGCCGGAGGATGGCGCAGACCCCTACAAAAATTGTACCCCTACAAAAATTGTACCCCTACAAAAAGTGTATTCAGACCCCTACAAAAAGTGTATCCAGACCCCTACAAAAAGTGTAGACAGGAAATATATAGGGAAACCTATAGGGAAACCTATCTATCCGCGCGAGGAGCGCGGAGCGGATGCGATGGATAGATTGGATACCGCACGAGAGGATGTCTTGGAACGATTCCGGGAGCAGCTGGAACTGGACACGCTGGAGCGCCGGTACGAGCCTGAGAAATTGGAGGAACTGCTGGACAACATTGCGGACATGTACTGCTGCCCCAGCATGATTCAGACCATCGGGCAGTATCCGCAGACCACGCAGTCCATCCGAAAGCGGCTGGACAAACTTACCAGCCAGCACATCGAGTACGTTCTGGATGCCCTGCTCAACAGCACAAAGCCTGTCCACAACATCAGGGGCTACATACGGGCGGTGCTGCTGAACGCTCCTACTACCATGGAGCATTACTATCAGGCAAAGGGCAACAGCATCGCAGCCGGCGGAGGAGGTAGGCGCTGATGCAGGAGATCTGGAACGAGGAGCTATACCCTCTCCCGAAGAGCAGCCCTTGCCGCAGCTGCCCCTGTAAGGCGTGCTCGCCGAATTATTACAAGAAATGCACAACATGGCTTGCGTGGTTTGCAAAAAGCTGGAACAGCATCCAGCAGCAGGCCGCAAAAGCCGCAAGAATTTGAGAATGGGGATATCGTCATGAGAACAATGGCAAAAATCGCGATCATCAACCTGAAAGGCGGCGTGGGAAAATCCGTCACCGCCTGCAACCTCGCCTGCCTGCTGGCAGAGATCTGGTCCCGGCGGGTGCTGGTGATGGATCTGGACAAGCAGGGCAACACCACCAAGTTTTTCAACCGCTTTGCCTACGGACGCAAGACCATGGGCGATGTGCTCACCCTGACCGCTACTATGCAGGATGTGATCATGCAGACGGATTTTGAGCACGTCGATCTGGCACCCAGCAACATGGAGATGCTGCTGGCCAACAAGAACGTGATGCTGGATGTGCTGCGGCCGCAGTGGGACAGGCTGCGCAAGGCGCTGGACACCATCCGCAACGACTACGATTACTGTATCATCGACTGCCCGCCTGACATCGACATGGCCACCGTCAATGCGCTGGCTGCCGCAGACTGGGTGATCATCCCGGTGGACTGCGACGAGTGGGCGATGGACGGCATGGACGAGATCCGCGAGCAGGTGGATGCCATCCGGGAGAGCTACAACCCGCAGCTGGAAGTGATGGGCGTGCTGGCTACCAAGTACACCCGTGGCAGGTACAGTGTGGACACCATCAACGAGATTGCCAACATGGACTTGCCCGCCTTCCGCAACCAGGACAACAGCATTTTGCGCATCGACTACAGCGTGAAGGTCAAGGAAGCCAAGGCACGGCACTTGCCGGTGCACAAGGTCTGTAGGAACATCAAGACCAGCGCCCAGTATAAGGCACTGGCGCAGCTGGTTAAAAAATGCGTGGAGGGTGAGTAACATGTGGCCGAAAGAACTGATTGACCGAAAATCAGCGATTGACATTGTAAACAACCTCAAATTTAAAATGCTTAGGGTACTAAACGAGTCATTCAAAGGCACAGACGTTCTCTGCGCATTGGAAACGGCGAAAAGAGAGCTTGAAAAGCTCGTGTATTATGTTCCAGACGAATTTTATCCAGAATGGCGCAATCCTGAAACCGACCCGCCGAAGGTCGAAGAAGATGTGATGATTCTGTTTGAAACCGCCTGCGGTGGATATGGGATTACGACGGCTCACTACGAAGATGGTACAGTCTTGTCCGAAAAGAGCGCTTTCTACTGGGAAGAAATTTTCGAATGGGGAACCTACGATGAAGAAAGCGATGATTACTTTATTCCTAAAGGCTGGTGGGAATATCGTTATTTCAACCCGGATGACGTTTACAATAACCGTGTAGATTCTCCCGTGGTTGGGTGGATGCCTTTGCCGCCGAAGGAGGTAAAACAATGAGCACTGGATTGTTGAATAGCCTGATGAATGCCCAGAGCCAGACGGTCACCCCGGCGGGGCTGCAGATGCAGGTGGTGATGATTCCGAGCCGGAATATCATCCCGAACCCGGAAAATTTCGAGATCTACACCCTCGGCGATATGGAGAACCTGAGGGATGACATTCGGCAGAACGGTCTCCGGCAGCCGCTGGAAGTCATCCCGATGGAGGATGAAACGGACTGCTATATGCTCATCAGCGGGCACCGGCGCTGGGCGGCGTGCGGGATTTTGTCAACGCTTGGAGACACGCGGTTTGATTTTCTCCCCTGCCTGATTAGGGAAAGCCACGGCAAACTGGATGACCGCATTGCGCTCATCACGGCGAACGCCACCGCCCGTGACCTGACCGATGGCGAGCGTCTGGCGCAGTACGAGGCGCTGAAGGATGCGCTGACCAAGAAAAAAGCAGCCGGACAGCTGGAAGGCAAGGTGCGTGACGAGGTTTGCCGCATTCTGGGCTTGTCCACCGGCGCTGCTGCCCGCTTGAACGTGATTGCCTCCTGCGAGAATGAGGTCATCAAGGAGCGCTTGAAGGCCGGAGAGATCGGCTTGATGGAAGCGTACCGCAGCGCACAGGATTATGCGCGTTTTATGGGCGCTGCACCGGAAGAACCGGAGCAGAAAGAAGAACCTGCGGAAACGGTACCGGTAAACCCGGATTATGCCGAGTGGAAATTGCCACCGGAAGCTATCGCAATCGTGGAAAAGGCTCACGAGAAGCAAAAAAGAGCCCAGAACGATGCACCTAAACCTACGGCATCACCGTACAGGACAGAACCTGTGGAGATTCACGAGCCGCCGAAGGAGCAAGCCCATGGGAGGGACACGCTGCACAAGCTGGCAGAAAAAATGCTGGGCGCAAATGCAGCGTGGGAACTGGAATGGGAAGATGTGCGTTTCCGGCTTGCGTATTACAAGCAGCCTCTGCCCGGCGGGGCAACGTTGTGGAAGCGGATAGACACCACCAGAGAGGACGCCGGTCAGACCTGTGATGACTACGCCATCATCCTGCAGGACAACAGCTTTTTCACCTGCGGCTGGATAGGTTTCCACTCCGGCATTACGGATATTCTGACGAATTACTTTGAGCTGAAATAAATTTTGGGAGGTTGCCGGATGAAGCCACACGAATTTCGCCGTCTATATGCAATACCCTATGACATTGCCAAACGTCGGCAGCGCATTGAGCGGCTGGAGATCCTACAGGCAGATGGTCCGCAGGCTGCCTCGGATGTGGTAAAAGCTTTTCACGGCGAGGGCAACAGCTGCGTTCTCGGTCATGTAACAGTGACCGGGACCGCAGATTCCTCCTACAACCAGCGTGCTGCGGAGATCCGGCGACTGAAAGACATCAACCGTATGCAGAACAAGCTGTACAACATCGGCGTGCACATGGTGGAGGACTGCGATGACCCGGAGCTCCGGGCAATGCTCTCGGCGATCTGCGTAGAGGGCAAAAAGCCGCAGGACGTTGCCGTGGAGCTTACCGAGCAGGGCTTTGACGTGGACGCAGAATCTATTCGCCGGAGGGTTTACCGGTGGATCCAAAAGAATGTAGGGTGATTTTATGGATTGCGTTTCTTGCAGGGTGCGTTTTCGGTGCCCTTCTACAGCTGAGCCAAACTCTCTTGCGTGTATATTAACGCTGACCACTTACGGACAGAGAGAAGAAAGCCCGTACCAGACACCCGGAACGCCGAAGTTTTGCCCAATTTGTGGGAAACCGTTGCGGGTTATCGGCACCGAACGATTTTGCAACAACGTCCAGTGCGTAAACAGATACATTCCGATGGAGGGACACAACAGACCATGGGAGAAAGAAGATTGATTGATGCCAATGCGCTTTTGCGTGAGGTGCGGTACAGCGGTCGTGCTGCGTATATGCTTGTGCTGACCGCTCCCACCATCGACCCGGAAACGCTACGGCCGGTTTCTGAGTGGGAGTTGAATCCGTACAGATTTTCATGTGAGCACTTTCGGTGCAAGAAATGCCACCACATTGACTGTGTGGCTGACAAATACTGCGGTGAGTGTGGCTCCAAGATGAAAAACGCCGGTGTAAAACCGGAGGATATGCCAATTCCGACAGAAACCATTCAAAAAACAACACAAGTCCTGAGTGGACTGCATTGTGAGGAGGAAAAAATATGTTTTCACAAAGAAGAATAACGACTGACACACCGGACGGGAATTACTCGCAGGCTCTTAATCTCTTTGTGCGCGGAGAGGACGGATGGGTGCAGATGCCCAGCAGGGGCATAAGTCTCAATGACTACATGAAAAAGCTTATTAAGGCACACAATGCAGATATCGACATTGATGGAACGCAGGAGGAGTTCGATATAACCCTGTTCGAGCACCTGTTCGACGGCCCGGAGACTATCGAAGGACTGCTGGCGGAGCACTACACACTGTCGTGGGCTCTTGCTACCGTTCGGGAGAGACTCAAAAAATACGAGGACGCAGGCATCCCGGAAACCATGCTTAATGCGTTTGCGGCCGATGAAAAAATTCACACGTTACAGGACGTGAAGGATTTTATTGACGCCATGCCAAACGCAGCTCCAAAACCCCGGCGGGGTACATGGAAGCCGGTAGACGACGATGACCCGGTTACGGCTACCCGCTTCCAGTGCTCACATTGCGCCTGCGAAATATCTAACGATTAGGACTATGAGCCGCCTGACGATATGTGGAATTATTACCCATCCTGTGGCGCAAGGATGTATGCCGATGAGTAGCGGGAATGGAGTGGCTATATGATTTTTGTTTATTGGCTGGCAGCCGTTGTACTTATGGCTTGCCTGAGCATTCCGGTGTGTATGTTTTCCGTGCGGTGGGCATGGAAAAGCGGGTGGACAGTGCGGAAGATACTCATGGTATTCACACCAGCATCTGTCGTGCTGGGCGGCGTTCTTGGGTACACAATGGCATGTCTTGTGCTCAAAATGACTGGTTTTTAACAATTGACACAAAATTCACATTGTGCCACTTCTCTGCGTAGCTACGCAAAAGCCGTGTCACAAAATGGTCGGAATGTCACAAAAAGGTCGAAATGTCCAGAATGTCCCATTTTGATGTGGTAAAATTATAATGCAGACATTGACGGAACCGTGAATGTCTGCATCCTCATGACGAGCCCCGGCGGGAAGCATAGCACAGGCTTTTGGAATCTTCCTGTGCTCAATGGATCACCGCGCCGTCCGCTTCAAGATCCAGCGGCGCACACAAAATAAAATCAAACCCGGCGGGTGTCCACTGTGGACACCTTGGAAAGGAGTGCAATCCATGTTTGAGCTTTTCGGCAAACTGTTTTGGTCTATTGAAAAAGGCTGCGTGCTTGCACCTGTGTTCCGGGAAATCTTTCAAATAGCACTCAAAAGTAATTTTGTGTGCATCGTCTGGAGTATCGGTTTTCAGGCGAGCCGCACAAAGCGCGAGCCGAGGGCAGAGATCGGAGGGCGCGGCTGTATGCAAGGGGCGCGGCCTGTTATCCGCGCAGATTAGTAAAAGCTGCTGATACATTTATCCGAAAGTATTTTTACCCGCCTGTTATGCATGATGTGCACCGTGCATTGCAGGCGGGCATTCTTTTACGCTGCGTTAGCTCAACCGGCAGAGCATCCGGCTCATAACCGGGTCGTTGCAGGTTCGATTCCTGCACGCGGCATGATATATTCCCGTAGCTCAATTGGTGGAGCGCTGGTCTCCAAAACCAGAGGCTGCAGGCTCGGTCCCTGCCGGGAATGCCATTTGCGTACCCTGTGAGGGGGCTGCGCAGATAGCCGGGCATCTGGCGGCGAAAGTACCGGATGCAGCAGCACTCCACCCGTTTACGTTGTCCGAGAAACTGAATGTATACTGGGAGTGCTGCTTATATTAACGTTTAGCTTGAAATAGCTTTAATTTTTAGATTGAACGTTTTGGTTTTTGGAGTAAGCGTCATGATTTTTCCCATAGAAAACACAGAGCAATACTGGATTGGAGGAATTTTAAATGGAATTGCTTGAGCTTAAAAACAAATTCCTTTCAATCTTAGAAACCGATATGGAAAACTTCAGCGGAAGAATATCCGCTGTACTAAGCGATTCTAACACAAGAGAAAAGATTTTTTCTCAATATGTAGAACTGGTAGATGGAGATTTGGAGACTGACAACCTCCAGAAAATTTGGCAATATTATCATGCTGATAGAAAAGAAAAATGCCAAGACTACACACCTAAAAGCATTGCACGTTTGCTCAGCGCGCTAACAGAAACAAGTGGATTGGTTTGCTATGATTTGTGTGCAGGTTCTGGAGCATTAACGATTTCAAAGTGGACTTTAAATAAAAACAAAATCTTCATCTGCGAAGAATTGGATAAAAGAGTTTTTCCGGTTTTGCTTTTTAATATGGCTGTCCGAAACATGGAAGGATACGCAATATGCAGAAATTCATTAACGTTGAAATTTTTTGAATGTTACAAGTTAACAAAAGGAAAACGATTTTCAGAAATAACGTCAATGACCGCACCGCCGGAGATTAAAGCGGACGAAATCATATCTAACCCTCCATACAATATCAAATGGGAACCGCCTCCTCCACTTTTTGCTGATTCAAGATTTCAGAAATGCGAAATTCCGCCAGAAACAAATGCAAACTGGGCGTTTGTTTTAACCGCATTGAATAGGCTCTCAGACTTTGGAAAATGTGCATTCGTACTTCCCTGCGGTTTTTTGTCAAAAGATAATGAAGTTGAACAAAGAAGATGGGCAACTCAAAATCGTTTGATTAAAAAAATAATAGCGCTTCCAGACGGAATGTTTGAATCCACAAGCATTCCGACCTGCGTTTTGCTGTTCGCGAAAGATTCTGAAAGCATAGATTTTTATGACGCGCGAAAAAGTGGTCACAAAGAGGAACGACTTCAGAATGGGCAATTTGGCGGAGCAAGCCATCAAAATCGAACATATAAAAAAGAAGTTAACGCTCTTTCGGATGATATAATAAGCCAGCTTAAAGCCAGTCCCACAGAATGCCCCGGTTTTTCAACAAAAAAATTTTTAGAAGATGTCTCAGAAAATCAATGGAACTGGATTCCGAGCAGATATATTCCGCTTCCTTCCACCGAAATCTTGCATCGAAATTATAGTGATATCATGGCAGACATCAACCGCGTTAGCCGTGAACGATCAGCTGTAAAGCTAACAATTAACGAATCTCTTGCAAAACAGCTGGGTCTGTATGAAATTGCGGAGCTTGGAAAAGCAACAGACTCTGAAAACTTAAATCAAACGTTTCGCATTTTGGGCGGAGAGTATATATCAAAGCCTTACATTACATTGTCAAAAAACAAAAACGAAATTAAATTCGAGGCGAATGATAAAGAGATTCTCTCTTCAATCTTTTCAATTTTGATTCCTATGTGGAAACAACACGTTTTTTATTTAAATCAGGAAGAAAACAACCTTCTTGCTGAGCTTCGAGACGCGATGATTCCAGATTTAATGAGTGGAAAAATCAGTTTGGAATAATGACCGATAAGTTTTACAAATGGCTTTGCTCTTTGATAGCATCGGGTGATGTGCATCCGTTCTACTGCTCCTCGCAATGGGTGCGGTTATCGCACAAGGTGCTGGACATGGACAAGCACGAATGCCAGCTGTGCAAAGAGCGTGGGCGTTACCGGCGGGCAGAACTGGTGCACCATGTTAACCATGTGCGCCGTGCGCCAAAGCTTGCACTGGATATCTGGTACACGGATGCAGACGGCAATCAACAGCGCAACCTTATCAGCGTATGCAAGGACTGCCACGAGACTGTGTGCCACCCGGAGCGGCTGCGGAAATGCAGCGGCGGTGCGCCGCTGACCCGCGAGCGCTGGGACTGACCAGTACACCCCCCCTGCCGAAAAAACGGGCTGAGCGGGTCGAGCCCTTATTCGCGGTGTCCCCTGATCGGCGAGCTAGGCTTGCGCGCACGCACACGCGCGAGGATGGTATACAGATTGCACAAATATGGATGAAACGGAGATCGTGATGGGAAAAAGAAAAACACCGGCCACCGCCAGCGAAAAATACCGGATGGAACTGGCGGAGATCGAGCAGGCTGCAAAGGAAGCCAACTGCGACACAAATTTTTTGTATCGCTCCACGCTGGACCGTTATGTTATGCAGATAGATCTTCTGGATCAGGCGCAAAACGACATAAACGAGCGCGGTCTTACCGTGGTAAAGACCACCCCGCGCGGCGCGGAAATTGAAGTAGCAAACCCTTCTATTCAGGTCTACAACCAGACTGCCAGCGCAGCCAACTCCACCGTATCAACGCTGCTGCGGGTCGTGCAGACGTTCAAGTTTAAGGCGGTAAAGCCCGACGAGGACAATGATCTGTAACATTCCCCCGGAGATCTTGGAGTACATTGAGCAGGTGGAGAACAATGCTCCGCGTGCTTGCAAGGAGCAGCACGCCCTTGTTGCACTGATCCGGCGCGTTTTTGCGACAGAAGATATTTATGTGGATACCGAGCGTATGCGGAAATACTTCCGTATCGCCCGGTATTTTCCTTATGACCGCCTTTTTCCGTGGCAGACCTTTGCGCTGGGGCTTTGGTTATGCACCTATCGCAAGGATGGGAGCCCCCGGTTCAAGACACTGTTCGCTATGGTCGGGCGCGGCGCTGGCAAGGATGGCGTAATTGCCATTTCCTCGGCGGCGCTCATCAGCCCATACAACCCTGTGCCGCACTACAACGTGGATATCTGCGCCAACAACGAGGAGCAGGCCGTCACCCCTGTGAAGGATATCGTGGAGGCACTGGAAAACCCAAAGTATGAAGCCAAGCTTTCGCGGTTTTACTACCACACAAAAGAGGTGCTGCAGGGACGCAAGAATCTGGGCGAGGTAAAAGGCCGCACCAATAACCCCAAGGGGCGCGACGGTATGCGTTCCGGCGCGGTTATCTTCAACGAGGTGCATCAGTACCAGAATTACGACAACATCAAGGTGTTTATTACCGGCCAAGGCAAGGTTGCAGAACCTCGCGTTGGCTTTTTTACATCCAACGGCGATGTATCGGACGGTCCTTTGGACGATTACCTTGCCCGCGGTCGGCGCATTTTGTTTGAGGGCGAACCGGATGAGGGCTTTTTGCCGTTCATCTGCTGCCTGAACACCAAGGACGAGGTGCACGACCCGGAAAACTGGTGCATGGCAAACCCTTCCCTGCCCTATCTTCCGCATCTGATGCAGGAGATTCACGACGAATACCGCGACTGGAAAGAGCGCCCGGAGCAGAACGGCGATTTTATCACAAAACGCATGGGCATCCGGGACGGCGCGAAGGAAATTTCTGTTACCGACTACGAAAACGTCAGGTCAACAAACCGCCCCCTGCCGGATATGGCTGGCTGGAGCTGCACTGTGGGCATCGACTACGCGGAATTGGACGACTGGGCGGCAGTAGACTTGCATTTCCGCAAAGGAGACCAGCGCTATGACATCAATCATGCATGGATCTGCGCCAACAGCAAAACCCTTCCCCGGGTAAAAGCCCCATGGCGAACGTGGTGCGAAAACGGAGACTGCACCTATGTAGACGATGTGAGCATCTCACCGTATCTTTTGACGGATTTTATCCGGGAAGCCGGACGGAAATACACCGTAAAAAAAGTGGCGCTTGACCATTTCCGTTACACCATGATGGCAGAAGCGCTGCAAAGTATCGGTTTTGACGCGAAGGATAAAAACCGGGTGAAGCTGGTACGCCCCAGTGACATTATGCAGGTCGACCCAGTGATACAGGATTGCTTTAACCGCAACCTGTTTACTTGGGGCGATGTGCCGCATCTGCGCTGGGCGGTCAACAACACAAAGCGTGTGCGCAGCAGCCGAAGTCAGGGCGTGGATACCGGAAACTTCATTTACGCCAAAATTGAGGGCAAAAGCCGAAAAACAGACCCGTTCATGGCGCTGGCGGCAGCCATGACGGTGGAAAGCGATCTGGGCACCGGTCAGGTGCAGCTGCCAAAGATCGGAGCATTTTGCTGGTAACTTGCCGGTAATTTGCCGGAAGGAGAAAAACAATGTCTTTTTCTGAGAAAATCAAACAGTTTTTTGGGTTTTCACCGCCCGAGCAGAAGATCACCACACATGATTTTCTGCTGAACGGCGATGACCTGACCTGCGAAATGCTTGGCTACTGGCAGGAATACCAGCTGCGTGACCTCGCATTCAACTGCTGCGTAAACCTGATTGCGAACGCGATTGCAAACTGCGAGTTTAAGACGTTCGAGCGCGGGCAACCGGTCAAATCGGATTATTACTATCTGCTGAACGTAGAACCGAACGTCAACGAAAACAGCACGGCGTTCTGGAAAAAAGTGATCTACAAGCTCTATGCCAAAAACGAAGCCCTTGTTGTTCCGATTCCGCGCGGTGGGAGGGTTGAGCTTGTGGTGGCAGACAGCTGGACAAAGCCGGAGTACATCCCCACACAGGAAAATGTATACCGTCAGATACAGGTTGGGCAGCAGTCATATACCCGTGACCTGAAAGAGCGTGAGGTACTGCATCTTACCCTGAACAGCGATGATGCAAAAAGGGTTGTGGATGCACTGTATGAAAGCTACAAGAAACTGGTGCAGTCCAGCATCAAGAGCAACGTCTGGAACAACGGCCAGCACATGAAGGTGCACGTCACACAGGTTGCCGACGGTCAAGACGATTTTGAGAAAAAGTTTTCTGCCATGCTGGAAAGCAGTTATAAACCGTTTCTGGAATCCGGCACCGGTATTTTGCCGGAATTTGACGGCTATGAGTTCCAGTTGATGAACAACGGCACCGGCACAAAGGACACGCGGGACATCAAAGCCCTTTTTGATGACATTTTTTCTTTTACCGCGCGCGGACTGGGCATCCCGCCCGTGCTTGTGCAGGGTGATGTGGCGGGCATCAACGACATTATCACCCACTGGCTGACCACCGGCATCGACCCGTTGGCGGCGCAGATCAGCAAGGAGTTCAGCCGGAAGCTGATTCCCAAGGCGGATTGGCTGCGCGGAGACCGCGTATATGCGGACACCTCCACCATCCAGCACTTTGATATGTTCTCCAATGCAGCGAACATTGAAAAAATCGTCGAGAGCGCTGCATACAGCATCAACGAGCTGCGCGAGGCAACCGGCGGTGCGCCGCTGCCTGATGAATGGGCTAACATCCACTGGATGACCAAAAATATCGCTACCGTGGAGACCGTCGCAAGGGACGCTGCCACGGAAAGCAACCCGAAGGAGGAATAATATGCCGAAACCCTATTTTGATATCCAGCAGTTTGGCGAGCAGACGGATATCTATATCTTTGGCGATATCGTAAGATACGCCTATGAAGACAGTCAGGAGACCAGCGCGTACAGTCTTGTCCAGCAGCTGAAGAAAATCCCTGATGCAGCCGAGATCAATTTGCATATCGACAGCTTTGGCGGAAACGTTTCCGAAGGATGGGCGATCTACAATGCGCTGCAAAGCAGCCGTGCGCGGGTCACGTCCTATGCAGACGGTTTTGTTGCCAGCGCTGCCATTTACCCGTTTCTGGCTGGTCAGGAACGCATTGCCAGCAATGTGAGCGCCTTTTACTTTCACCCGGCAAGCCAGCTTGTGACCGGTTACGCCGAGGATCTGCGCAGCGCGGCGGATGCACTGGACCAGCTGACCGAAATCGGGCTGAGCGCATTCACAAACGCCGGCATGGAGGAACAGGCCGCCCGCGACCTTGTAAACAGTAAGGCGTGGTACTCCCCTGCCGCTATGCTGGAAAAGGGCATCGCAACCAGCATCCGCAAAACAGGCGACGCTTCCGGCGTGTCCCAGAGCGTGCGCGGCTTGATCGTGCAGCAGCTTATGGTGCCGCATGAGGATGTAGAGCCACCCGCTGAACCGCCCGCAAAGCCCAGCCTGATGCAGATGCTTTGCAATATCTGAAAATAAGCCGTAAAGCAGCACTTCCTTTGTGGGGGTGCTGCTTTTTAAATACCAAAAAGGAGAAATCAACATGAATCTTTCTGAACTGTACAAGAACAATCAGAAGCTGAACGATCTGCGCCAGAAGCTGCACGATGCTTACAAGAGCAACGACGAGAATGCTGTGACTGACACCTTCCTGCAGATGTTCCAGACCGTGGGCGACATCAACCGCGAGGAGTACCAGCAGCAGCTGGACGGCATGAAGCAGGAGCTGGACAATTCCGTCCTGTATGCCCGCGGCGTGCGCCAGCTGACCAACGACGAGCGCGAGTACTATCAGGCCGTGGAGAAGGCCATGCGCGCCGACAACCCCAAGCAGGCGCTGGAGAACGTGACCGTTGTGTTCCCGCAGACGGTTATCAGCCGCGTGATGGACGATCTGGCATCCAAGCACCCCCTGCTGAGTAAAATCCAGTTTACTCCCACCGGCGGCGCGATCCGCATGATGCTGAACACCGACGGCATCCACAAGGCCAAGTGGGGCAAGCTGTGCGCCAAGATCGTGGAAGAGCTGACCTCCGGCTTTAAGGAAGTGGATGCAGGTCTGTACAAGCTGTCTGCGTTCATCCCTGTCTGCAAGGCGCAGCTGGATCTGGGCCCTGAGTGGCTGGACCGCTACATCCGCGCAATTCTGGCTGAAGCTCTGGCGAACGGTCTGGAAGAGGGCATTGTCATGGGTGACGGCAACGATCAGCCCATTGGCATGGTGCGTGATGTAAGCGATGACGTTGCCGTGATCGGCGGCAAGACCTACCCGGAAAAGGCAAAGGTAAAGGTCAACGATTTCGAGCCTGCCACGATGGGCAATCTGATCTCTATGCTGGGCAAGACTTCCAACGGCAAGGATCGTGACCCGGATGATCTGATCCTGCTGGTCAACCCGCAGGATTACTACCTGCGCGTGATGCCTGCAACCACCGTGCGTGCCCCGGATGGCACCTACCGCAACGACATTTTCCCTGTTCCCCTGACCGTCATCAAGACCGCTGCGCTGCCGCGCGGTCAGGCTGTGTTCGGCATCGGTCACCTGTACTTTGCGCCGGTCGGCATGAACAAGAACGGCCGCATCGAGTACAGCGATGATTACCATTTCCTCGAGGACGAGCGCGTTTACCTGATCAAGCTGTACGCCAACGGCTTCCCGGTGGACAACAACGCCTTCCTGAATCTGGACATTTCCGGCCTGCAGCCCATGACCTACCGCGTGACTACCGTTCCCGCGCCTGCCGCATCCACTGATGCAACTCTGAGCGCCCTGAAGCTGGGCAGCCTGAACCTGACCCCGGGCTTTACCTCCAGCAATGTGACCTATACGGCGACTACCTCGGCAGCCTCCAACACCATCACCGCGACCCCTGCCAACGCTGGCGCCAAGGTCAAGGTGGAAGTGGGCGGCAAGGAGATCGAGAATGGCAAGCCTGCGACCTGGAGCGATGGCAGCAACACCGTGACCATTACCGTGACCGCTGCGGACGGTGAGACCGTCAAGACCTACACCGTCACGGTCACCAAGTCCTGACCATGATTGGGATGTACGATACCGAGCTGCTGCCGGACATCAAAAACTATCTTGATATCACATGGTCGGATGATGCGCTGGATAAAAAAATCTGGGGCATCATCGTGACCGGTATGCTCTATCTGGACAGTAAGATCGGCACAGCACAGGACTACACGCAGCCCGGGCTTGCCCGTGCGCTGCTGATGGACTATGTGCGCTACACCCGCGACGGCGCGGCAGATATTTTCGAGCACAATTATCTGCACCTACTGCTTGCGGCGAGAAACGAAAGGCTGGTGAATGATTTTGCAGAGAACACGCAAAAGCCCGACCCGCCCTGACACGGAAATCAGCCAGACTTTCAACAGCGGGGTCGTGCAGATATTTTCCACCCGGGACGCCGCACCGGTCGGGCATTCCCCTGTTGTGGAGCGCACGGCAAAGTGCACCCTGCGGTACGAGGAGCAGCGCCTTGGCATCAACCGGTTGTATCTGAGCCGCCAGAATCAGGCGGAGATCGTCCGGGTGATCCGCGTGCCGGCACCGCAGAGCATCTCCATTTCCAGTCAGGACGAAGCCCAGACCGAGGACGGCAGGCACTACCGCATCGACACGGTACAGGCCGTTCGAAGCTGGCCCCCTGCGCTGGATCTGGCGCTGCGTGCCGTGGAGCATGACTATGATAACAGCTTACAGGAGGGCACCAAGGATGACATGGCATGAGTGTATCATTGCTGCCCACACAGCTGTTACAGACCGTGTAAGCCACGGCGGGCGGATGAAGTCCAAGCGGTATTTCGTCTGGCAGGAAGAAGCGCCGGACGACCTTATTGCGGACGGTAAGCACATCGAACGTGCCATGATCGGCACGACAGACTTGTTTACCTCGATGGAGTTCGACCCGTGGTGCGAAGCGCTGGAAAAATCGTTTGACGCTTCCGAGCATATCGCATGGGAGAGGCTTCAGCCTATGTATGAAGCTGATACAAAAATCTGGCATTACCGTTGGCGGTGGGAGGTGTTCGGCTGTGGCTAGGATCGAAGCAAAAGGGCTGGATGCTTACATGAAAAAGCTTCAGAAGCTGAACCAAAGCACCGATGATGTATGCAAAGCCGGCGTTTATGCCGGTGCAAAAGTCATGGGTGACAAAATCAAAGCTGCCGTTGATACGATTCCGATTCACAGCCTGCCGTCCGGGCAGGAGCAGTATTATGCCCACCCCAATGGACCGCCCATGAACGGATTAAGCCAGCAACAGGCTGATGACCTGAAAAAAGGGTTCGGCATTGCAAAATTCAGCCATGAAAATTATGCGTGGAATACAAAGCTTGGCTTCAACGGATACAACAGCATCCAGACTAAAGGGCATCCGAAAGGACAGCCGAATGCGCTGATTGCCCGCTGCGTAGAAGGCGGTACAAGCGTTTGGGTGGCAACTCCGTTTGTTGCTCCTTCCGTCCGAAAAGGACGAAAAGAAACGGAAGCCGCCATGGGGCAGGCTGTTGAAAAAAAGATAAAAGAAACGATCGACAAATAACCTGCGCAGGGTGTCCACAGTGGACACCCTGCTTTTTTGTATGAAAGGAGAAAACACATGGTAACTACTGGTTTTTCCAATGTGCATATTGCTACTTACGCTTCCGATGGCGGAACCGTGACTTACAGCGGCGTGCGCAAGCTGGGGCGCTCGGTGAGCATGAGCACCGATATTTCCACCAGTGATGACAACAAGTTTTACGCCGATGACCGGCTGGCGGAAACCGAGACCGGCTCTGCCTTCACCGATGGCAGCGGCACCTGCACCGTGGACGGCTTGGCCGCAGAGGAAGAAGCCTTCATCATGGGCCTGAAAGCCGGCAACTCCGTAACGCCGGACGAGGGCACCGCGGTAGAGACCTACGAGTACGGCGCATCTATGGAGCCGCCTTATCTGGGGCTGGGCGCAGTCAAGAAGGTGCAGAAGGACGGCAAAAGCATGTGGAAGGCAATCGTCCTGTGCAAGATCCGCTTCAAGGTGCCCAAGGACGATGCCGAGACGCAGGGCGAGCAGATCGACTGGCAGACCCAGGATCTGGACTTCAGCATCATGCGCGATGACAGCGCTATGAACCGGTGGAAGATCATCCCCAAAAAGGAGTTTGACACCGAGGCTGCGGCGATCGCCTTTATCAAGAAGGCACTGGGAGGTGCGGCATGATGGAGGACAAGTACCTTGTATTTGCGCACGTTAAGGGCGCAGAGTACCCCATGTGCATGACTATCAAGGCGCTCTCCATGCTGGAGGATGCCTACGGCTCTGTGGATAACATTTTTGGCGTTGCCAAGGAAGCCACGAAAACCAACCGCGTTGCCGACCTTGCAAAGGCGGCGCTCACCATCGCCCCTGTGCTTGCCGGTGCGGGCAGGGATTATGTGCGGGAGATGGCGGCAGACTCCAACGACAAGGAATTTCAGGAGATGGCGCAGAGCCTGCCGGACTTCCCTGCTGCTGCGGAGCTGGAAAAGAGCATGACCTGGGCAGAGTGCCGCGCACTGTGGAACGACTGCGTTACCGCAATTGCACGCGGCTCCGGCCGCGAGGTGGAGGCTGAACCGGACAACAGCGCAAAAAACGCGGAAAGCGCCATGTGATACAGCTTAACAGAACGTGGTTTTTGTTTTACGGCAGAAAACTGGGCATGAATGAGCATCAGGTAAATTCGTGCCCAATTGGCCGTATGCTGGATTATATGGCGTGTATGCAGATAGAAAACGGCGCAAACCAGAAGCTCTACGCCACCATGGACGATCTGGAAAAAATACGGTAAGGAGGTGAACGCATGGCAAAAACGGACATTGGCCCCAAAATAAGCGTTGAAGGCGAAAAAGAATACCGGCAGCAGATGCAAAACATCATTGCCCGGCAGAAGGAGTATGCCGCTGAGCTGAAGTCTACCACGGCATCTATGGACGAGAACACCTCCGCAGAACAGCGGGCATCCTCGGTGGCGGCAGTGCTGCGCAAACAGATCGCTGCACAGACGGATGCTTTAAACGCCCAGAAAGGTATGCTGCTGCAGGCCACTGAAAAATATGGCAGCGCAAGCACACAGGCCTCGGCTTACCGGACTGCGGTCTATAAGACGAATGCGGAGTTGGAAACCTTAAAAAGCCGCCTGCACGATGCAGAAAACGGCCTTGGTGAGTTTGCGTCTAAAACGGATGATGCAACGGAAAGCGTCCAAAATTTTGGGAATGCTAACCAAGCCGGAATCTTTGACGGTATAGCCAGTGCGGTAACGAAGGGAAATCTTGTCGCCACTGCACTGGAAAAGGTAGGCTCTGCGGTCGTTGACGCCGGAAAATCTGTGATCAGCACCGGCGTTGACTATAACTCCCAGATGGAGCAATACACGGTTGCGTTCACGAATATGCTGGGCAGCGCGGATGAAGCAGAATCTGCACTTGCGCAGATAAAACAGGACGCCGCCAAAACCCCCTTTGATACAGCAGGGCTTGTAAAGGCAAACCAGCTCCTTATTTCCACCGGAGTAGATGCGAAATCTGCACGCAACGTGGTCATGGCGCTGGGCGATGCCGTAAAGGCAACCGGCGGCGGAAATGACGAATTAAGCCGCATGGCGCAAAACCTGCAGCAGATCAAAAACGCAGGCAAGGCGACCAGCGCCGATATCAAGCAGTTTGCTTATGCCGGCATTGATGTGTACGGCATCCTTGCCGATTATACCGGAAAGTCCACAGCGGATGTACAAAAGATGACGATCAGCTATGACCTGCTGACCAATGCTCTTTTGTCTGCATCTGAAGAGGGCGGGCGGTATTTTGGCGCAATGGAGACCCAGAGCCAGACGCTGGACGGCAGAATTTCCACCCTGAAAGATAACGCCACCCAGCTTGCGGGAGCACTGACAGAAGGGATTGCGTCTACCGAGGGAGAGCTTGTCAACGTTGCCACCGGCTGGGTGCAGGAGCTGACGGATTCTTTACAGACCGGCGGCGTTGCAAGCATGGTGGAGACTGGCGGCGTTCTGGCGGGAGAAGCCATCGACAGTTTTACGGATTACGCCGTCAACAACATGGACGGCGTGCTGGATACCGGGCTTGATATTGCCCAAAACCTTGCATCCGGTGTTGTGCAGAATGCCCCGAAGCTTCTGGAAAGTGCTGTGACCATCACCGGCAGCTTTATCGGCGGTGTGGCTGAAAAATTCCCGGATATCCTTGCGTCCGGTGCGGAGCTTACCGGGCAGATGGTCCGTGGTGTGCTCAGCCTTGGGCAGGATATGTGGAATGCCTCAAAAACGCTTGCAGCCAAAGCAGCAAACGGCATTTTGACCACAAACTGGCTTGAGGTCGGTTGGAACATCTCAAAAGGCATCGTCAACGGCTTTATCAACGGAATGAAAACCGCGGAGTTCAGCGGGATGGGCGGCGGTAAAACCTCCGGTGGCGGCGCGGGACGTCAGAAAAAACAAAACACTGAACCAGAAATTGCTGTGCCGCAGTATGATAGCTCTGGCGGCGGTGGCGGCAGCTCTGGCAGCAATTCCAGCAAAAAAAGCTCCACCAAAAAGGCAGCTCAGGACACCAAAAAGCTGGCGAAATCCGTTACCAACACCTCCAAGCAGCTGTTGCAGGGCACAGAAAACATTGTGGGCGCGATCAGCCGCACAGTGGAAACGGCTGACAATACTTACAACGTTTATGATGGCACGACCAAGAAGCTGAAGGGCACCACAACCGAAACTGTCCAGACCATCACGGACAGCTGGACGGAAATGGTGAACGGCGTTGAAACGCAGTTCAAGCGGGTGCAGACCCTGACGGACGGCGTTGTGACCTCTGAAAAGGTGACAAGTTCCCTTGCAGACGAGGTTGCTAAAAAGTCCGTCCATACCCGTGCGGAGACCCTGACGGCGGCGCAGGCAGAGATAGACGAAGCCATTGGCTACGTCAGCCGGACTGCCCAGACCTCTACTGAAACCAAGAAAGTGCTTAACGCTGAGACCGGCGAGCTGGAAGATACTGTTGTATCTGCCACAAAGGTAGTTACAGACTGCTATAAGCGCATCGTGGAAGGTCAGGAACAGACCGTAGAGCGCACCACCACTTACACCAACGGCATTGTAACGGATGTCAACGAAAAGGTTACCGACCTGAACACCAGCATCAAATACACCGAGGGCGCTCTGGGCGGCTTCTCCAAGTTTGTGCTGGATCTGGATTCTAAGCTGGGCGGGCTGGAAAAGGTTGCAAGCAACCTGACAAAAAGCCCTCTGGGGCAGTGGTTCAGCGATCTGGTGCAGGGCTACCGTGCAAGCGATAGCTTTTGGGAGAATATCGACGTTCCGGGAACGCTTATCAGTGGCCTGACCGGTGCTGCACAGGGCTTTCAACTGACCGGAAACTGGGCGGGAGCGCTTGCCGGTGGAATATTTGGCATCGCGGGAAAATTGCTCGGCACGTCCATCAGCACCGAAGCCGGAAGCTGGGGCGCTGACCTTGTAACCGGCCTTGCAAAGGGCATTCTGGGCGGTGGCGGTATTATCACAAAGGCAGTCTCGTGGATCGGCGGCATTATAAAAGGATTTTTGCATTTTTCGCGGCCGGACGAAGGGCCTTTGCGGGAATACGAGAAGTGGATGCCTGATATGATCCAAGGCATGGCGGATGGCATCCGCGACAACGCTTACCTGCTGCAGGAGGCTGCCGCAGACCTTGGCGGAAAGCTGAAAATGCAATTGCAGTATGATGTGGGCAGCGCAAACGGCTTTGCGCAGGTAGCTACCAACTCCCGCACGGTGCGCATGGGCGGTATTACCTTCAACGTGTATCCGTCTGCGGACATGGACGAGGAACGCTTTGCCCAGTACACCATTACACGACTTACACAGATGATCAACGAGGAGGCTGCAGCCAGTGGAGAAGTACCTGTATTTTAACGGGCACAGCAGCACCGAGTACTGCTGCCATATCGAACACAAACCCAGCATCCCGACCCCGAACCGCAAGTATGAGGAGTACGAGGTTGCAGGCCGAAACGGCAAGCTGCACGCGGATCAGGGGCAGTACGAAAATATCACGGTGTCGTATCAGCTGTATTTCCACGGCAGAAACCCTACCCCGGAGCAGCTGCGCGGCATCAAGGCGTGGCTATGCGGTACGCCGGGTGCCTATCCCCTATCGGACGGATACGACCCGGAGTACTTTTACCTTGCCATTGCGAAAATGGGCGATACCAGCAATATTCTGGACAAATACGGCCGATTTACGGTGGAGTTTGACTGTGATCCGCGGCATTTTTTGTGGTCCGGGCGGGAGCTGCAGGAGATGACGAACGGTCAGGCGCTGCTGAACCCACTGGATCAGGTGTCACTCCCCTATTTTGAGGTGACCGGAAACGGACAAGAGGGCGAACTGCTGGTGAACGGAAAAGCATTCGGCATGAAGCCGCCCGCCGATAAAACCGTGTGCTGCGATGCAGAAATATGGAACGCATGGCTGGAGGACGGCACCAATGCAAACCCGGTGACCGGCGGCATCTGGCCGGAACTGGCTGCCGGCGAAAACCTTATCCAGTGGAGCGGCGGTATCCAGACCGTGAAGATCATGCCAAGGTGGTGGACGTTATGAAACCTGTTTTACATGATGAAAATGTGACTACCGTGGGCAATTTTGGATATGGTACGCTTTCGGATGCGCTGGAATGCACTGTTAGCTGCGAGGAAAACGGAACGTATGACCTGACCTTACAGTACCCGGTGACCGGCATTCACGCGGAAAAGCTTTTGGAGCGGCGTATCATCAGCGCACGGCCTTCCAGCTACGAAACCCGGCAGCTTTTCCGCATTTATCGCATCAATCGCCCTATGAATGGACGGTTTCAGGTGTCTGCGCACCATATCTCGTATGACCTCGGCAACTGCATCGTGAAGCCGTTTAGCGCAAAATCTCTCAGGGAGACCATACAGAAGCTGAATGCAAACATTGTGGGAGACTGTAAGTTTGAGATCTCTGCGGATTACGACAATGATAAAGAGTTTTCGGTCACAAAACCGGTGACTGTGCGCGCTGCGATGCTCTCCAACGGCGGAAGCAGCATTGCAGACACCTACCTTGGCTACTGGGAGTTTGACGGCTTAAAGTGCACGCTGCGGCTGAAAGAAGAGGTAAACCGGGGCGCAGTCATTGCATACGGTCTGAATCTGGTGGACGTCACGCAGGAAAAAAACATCGACAACGTATACACCCACGTCTATCCGTACTGGACAAATGCACAAAAGGGTAAGTTTTACGCGCTGGACCCCATAAAAGCGTCTAATATCGAGGGATACCAGAAGATCTACCCGCTGGACCTGACCAGCTACTTCCAGAAAGCACCCTCTGATGCCAGTATGCGGAAAGCTACCACTGAATTTTTGTCTAAAAACCAGATCGGGAAAATAGAGCCGAGCTTGACCGTAAGCTATGTGCAGCTGGAAAAGACCGTAGAGTACAAAGACCAGAAGAACAAGGTCATTCTGCGCGGCGATACGGTAGAGGTGCGTTATTTGCGCCTTGGCGTGAATGTGCTGGCCAGAGTGACAAAGACCGATTATGACGTTGTTCACGACCGGTACGCCTCGATCTATGTAGGCAAGGCAAGCGAAAAGCTTGCAAGAACTACCGTGAAAGACCGCAACCGCATGAGCACCACGAACGACCGCGCTGTTGATGCAAGCCGTGTGGCCACAGACTACATTGGCGAAACGGACGATGGCGGCATCCAGTTCGGGCCCGGAAGCTTTAATTACACGATAAACGAAAAAGGACTGGAGTTTCACGGAATAAAAAATCTGGAACCCATTCGCGTCTGGCAAAACGAAGCAACAAAAGAGCCTCTCAAAAGTTTAGAGGAACAAACGATATCTGTTGACCTTACCGGTTACTCCGCTATCCTGATCACTTACGAAAGCACAAAAGGCACTACATGGTTTGCGGGCGGCGGCAGCGGCGGCAGAGTATCCAGCATCATACCGGTAAACGGAAAGACCTACACGCTTATGTATGCGTGGAACACACCACACTTTCGGAACATCACAGTTTATCAGGACAGCATTGAGTTTGGTCCTGGGAAAGAGCGAACATCCAAATATAGTCCGCTCACTGGTACTATTTGGACTAACATAGATCTGGAGACGCCAACGTTTGATGGATGGGCCACCAACAACGCCGTTTGTGTACCGCAAGAGCTTTTTGGTTTTTTGTAAGGAGGGCTATTTTGAAAAAAGATGGTTACCTATACCAGTGCACCGTGTGCCCGGATGGGCGCATCAAAAACGGTGGCTGGACGCTGAAAAGCGTTATCCCGAAAACGCTGCCGTCGGATCAGCTGCTTTTTGAGGATTTTCCGGCCAACAGCAACGGCGGCAACGACTATATCTGGGACGGGCAGAATTTGATTTTTAGCCCGTTGCCGGAGGAAAGCGAGGAAACAAATGCAGAAAGTCAGGATTGACTTTGACAACCCCGGTCTGCCGCAGCACATCAGCGCGGTGGAAAACGACAGCCAGAGCCGGTTTTTTCAGGCGACGCTGTACGAAAACGGAAAGGCGTATACTGCGCCTGAAGGAGCCGCTTACAGCATCATGTACCGCGGCTTCGGCCCCCAAAATCAGGGCTGGTACGACACCATCAACGATGGTGCGGGCAAGCGGGCAGCTTGTGCCGTGTCCGGCAACGTGGTTACCTGCGAGATCGCACGTCAGGCGTTGCAGGTGCCGGGTCATGTGAGCATCGTTCTCTGCGTGACGACCGGAAAAGGCTATATGCTCAAGAGCTGGCCTATCGAGTGCGACTGCAAAAACGATCGCTATGACAGCACTGCGGAGATCCAGAGCTTTTTCTATGTTACGCAGATCTCCAACGAATCGTGGACGCAGGCAATCCAGGCGGTAGAGGAGCTCAAAAATACCATCGACCCCACCCTCTCCCTCTCCGGCAAGGCGGCGGATGCGAAGGCTACCGGTGACGCGATCCGGGGCGTAAGGGATGACCTTGCATCAGAGATTTCCCGCGCGGAAACAGCGGAAAAAGCCAACGCCGACAACATCGCGGCTGAGGTCGAGCGCGCACAAGCCGCCGAAAGCGCCCTATCCACTAAAATCACGGAAGAAACTGAGCGGGCAAAGGCGGCGGAACAGGCGAACGCGGACGGGATTGCCGCTGAAGCATCCCGCGCCAAGGGCGAGGAGCAGCGCTTGGATGCCGCCATCACCGCCGAAACCACCCGCGCGGAACAGGCAGAGCAAGCGCTGGATACGCGCACCACAGCCCTCGAATCCTGCGGATTTGTCGTGGTTGACGGCAAAGTCTGCATGAAATATGTTAAATCCTGAAAGGAGCAAAACACATGGCTGAAACTATGGTAACCGATCCGGTCTATCTGGATCAGACCGCAAAAGACAACGGCAAAAAGCTTGACCAGATGACCGCCGCCCTGCTGGGTATGTCCAGCTCGCTGGGCGTGATCGCGCGGGCACAGACCGGCGTGGTGGAGGAGATGGACTATAACGGCATCAAGGCCGTGGTGGCTGCCGGTAACGCACCGGCGGTTTTTCCGGTCGGCACGCAGCTGGTCAACACCTACACCGGCAAGGACGGCAAAGCCTACGACTGCCCGTGGGACGTGGTGAAGTCGGACGATATCGCCGAGGGCGAGACCGGCACCACCGCGCCTGCAATGGTGCTGCAGATGCACTACGCATCTCTGGAGGATATCCAGTTTTCTGCGTATCAGGCTTTTTATGTGGTGCAAGAATCCGGCCTTGCTGCTGGTACCTACAACGTCAAGATGGGTCTGGACTGGGGCACCAACGTCAAAAACGGCACTGTCTATCAGTTCACGTTGACCAAGAACGCACCCGCAGGCGCACGCCTGACCGGTTTCTACAACGCCCCGGATACCGCACCCACCAACTGGAAGGTGTACGTCTATAAGGATCAGCAGAAGTCCGAACTTCTGGAGACCTGCAACGTCTCTGCCGGTGAAGCTGGTATGAATCTTGGAACCTTCCTTGCTAAGCCAAACGGCAAGCTGAACGGATTGCATCCGGTTGGCTACGGCGACAACAGGTGGTATAAGTCCGCATACCGCCAGTACTTCAACAGCGATGCACCCGCTAAAGAGTGGTGGGCTCCGCAGGACGAGTGGGACATGAAGCCCGATCAGGCGGACACTGTGCCCGGCTTCCTTGCGGGCTTCTCGGATGACTTCAAGAACGCACTGACCCGCGTGAAGGTCGTGACCTACGGCAACACCGTCACCGATGACGGCAGCGCTGTGGTGACCTATGACAAGATTTTCCTGCCCTCGCTGCAGGAGATCTACTGCTCGCCGCAGGTGTCTGGTGAGGGCACCTACTGGCCTTACTGGAAGGAACGCACCGGCGCAAAGACCCCGCAGGCTCTGTGGCAGACCTACCCGCTGCGTATCACCCGCGACCTTGCACAGCGCACTGTGGGCCGCTATGTGCGGCTGCGCTCTGCGTATCGTGGCCTCGGCGGCAATGCCTTCGGCGTGGCCTCCAGCGGTAGCGTCAGCGACTGGGGCGCGGTCAGCGCGTTTCGCTGCGCCCCGGCTTGCAAAATGACCAATCTTGTTAAATAATCACCGGGCAATCCCTTGCCCGGTGAGAAAGTGAGTGCTATCCCATGGCAATGCGCAAAGACCAGATACCGGACAATAAATTCACGCTGCCGCTTGACGCGCGTGAGCTGGCACTGTATACCAGACAGATCACCAAAAACGCGAAAGTGTTTGACCTCGAAATTGACGCAAGCCTTCCCGGTCAACTGCGCGCTACGGCAGACCGGATATTTTTTGATATCTTCGGAGCAAACGACCTCCGGCTGGACAAGCCGAACGAAAGAGAGGAGCGCTTTAAGCTTCAAAGGCACGCCGTCCGGCTGTGCACCGTCCTTTTGGCGGAGATAGACATGGCAAAAGCCAGCTACCACCTTTCTGGCAAACGGTGCTCTTTCTGGGGCAACACTGTGCGCGATATCCGGCAGCGTTGCCGGGACTGGCACGAGAGTGATGCAAAGCGTGCAAAAGCGCTTTGACATAAAAATGGCTGTAGGCTAATGGGCCGCAATGTGCGGCTGCGCTCTGCGAATCGTGGCAACGGCAACAATGCCTTCAACGTGAACTCCAGCGGCAACGTCAACAACTGGAACGCGATCAACGCGAATCGCTGCGCCCCGGATTGGACGGCAGCACGCCCACAAAAGCCCCTGCATAGCAGAGGCCGGGCAAAAACTGCCGTGCAAGGAGCCGAGTGCCATGTCTGTCCTCTGGCAGACGAACAATATCAGCCGGACGTGGCCACCCTGCGGGGTGTTGACCGCTATCACCCGGCAGATCCTTGCGAGGAGAGCTGAAAAAATCAGTGCAAGAAGAAGAAATAATAATCGGGTTCGATGCCCTGTATAATTCCGAGGGCAAGTGCGCCAAAGGCGTGTGCCGCAAGGCAAGCGTTGGACGGTTTCACCTGTTTCGGATGGACGAGATCCTGAAACTCCAAAAGGAGCTCGCGACAGGTACATACAAGGCACGGCCAACAATCAAAGTTAGAATCACCTATCCCAAGCCCCGCACAGCGGTTGCGAATGGCTTTCGGGATAGGGTATACCAGCGCTCTCTCAACGACAATGCTGTTTATCCAGCAATGACACGGAGCTTCATCCGGCAAAACGCGGCCTGTCAGACCGGCAAAGGTACCGACTGGGCGCGCAAGCAGGTCAAGCTCATGATGGAGCGCGAATACCGGCAGCACGGCGCTGATGGCTATGTGCTGTTGGTAGATATCCGGCACTATTACGACACGATGCCCCATGACGTGGCAAACCGCTGCTTTGAGCGGCATCTGCCGCCAAGTGTGCATAACCGCGTGCGTGAGGTGCTGGATCGTCAATATACCGGCGAGGCCGGTTATAATCCGGGCAGCCAGATGGTGCAGCTTGCCGGGATCTCGGTGCCCGACCCCATAGATCACTACATCAAGGAGCGCCTGCGGGCGAAAAAGTACGTCCGTTTTATGGATGATAGCCTCATCATCCACCACGACAAGGCACGGCTTGAGGAGTGGCGGGAGACGATCCGCGCCCGGTACGCTGCCGATGGCATGGAGCTGCACCCGACCAAGACCAAGATCGTCAGGCTAAAGGATGGATTCCGTTTTCTAGGTTTCATCTACCGCTTGACCCCGGCGGGCAAGGTCGTTATGACCGTTGACCCGCAGAATGTCAAGGCCGAGCGCAAGCGCCTGTTTCGGCTTGCCCAGCTCATCAAGGCAGGAGAGAAACCGGCATCTGCCCTGTATGAGCAGTATGGATCATGGAAAGCCCATGCCGCTAAAGGCAACTCGCAGCAGCTGCTACAGCGCATGGATCAATACGTTAAAACTCTGCTGGAGGGGATAACTACATGAAAATTGTTCACAACACTGGCGACATCAAGACCGCCGCCGAAAACGAGAACCGGGACGCGGATTTGGCACAGATCGCGTCTATGGTGGACTTCCTGTGCATTCTGGCCGATGTGCCCATTGAGGACGAGGCTGCAGACAAGGAGGGCATGAGCCATGAGTGATAATCACAGCGCGATCTTTGGCAAAGCAAAAGACGAGTATGAGGCGGGCCTCTGGTCTAAGGCCATGCTACGCATCCTTGTGCAGCGCAAGCCCCAGCGCCTGACCGCAAAGGAATACGAAGAGATCACCGGCGAAAAGTATTAAGGAGCAGAGTATGAGACCTATCATGGACGTTTCCCGCTGGCAGGGGCGTATCGACTGGGACAAGGTCAAGGCAAGCGGACTTGTCTCCGGCGTGATGCTGCGTGCACTGGGCAACAGTGCCAAAGACGCACCCAGCAAGCCGTACATCGACCCCTATTTCGCCCGCAACTACGCCGAGTGCCAGCGACTGGGCATCCCCTGCGGCGTGTACTACTACTGCAAGGCGGTCAATACGGCAGAGGCAGACGCAGAGCTTGCCCTGCTGCGCAAGGCGCTGACCGGCAAGACGGTGCAGTTGCCTGTTGCGGTGGACATTGAGGACAGCTATGTGCAAGCACCGCTCGACAAACAAACTCTAACTGACATTGCCGCCCATGCGCTGGGCACTGTAGAGCGCTGGGGCTTTTACGCCATGCTGTACACCGGGCTGTACTTCGGTCGTGATAACCTGTACATGACCGGCGCGGCGCTGAAAAAGTACGATGTGTGGCTTGCAGCCTACCGCAGCAAGAAGCCTGAACCGGGCTGGCCGTTCGGCTTGTGGCAGTACACCAGCAAGGGCAAGATTCCCGGTGTTGTGGACGCGATACCGGGCAAGATTTCCGGCGTGGACTTGTCTGTGCCCTACAAGGACTACGCTAAAATCATCGCAAAGAAGGGTCTGACCCGTCTTCGGGAGGGCAAATGACCGAAAAAGAAGCTTTACTGTGGGTGCTGGGCATCTTGGGCAGCCTGTGCGCCGCTGCGATCACGATCGACAAGGTGCTGGAAATCATCCATAAGTACATCAAGAAGGCACAGGAGCCGGACAACGCGCAGAACAAGCGGCTAGATGAGCTGGACAAGCGCGTCGGCACCTTGGAACAGGGGCAGCTCCAACACACGCAGGCTCTTGCTCGAGACCTGCGCCGCTTTGAAGGAATTGACGAAGAAATGCGACTTGTCCTCGTTGGCGTGCAAAACCTTTTGGATGCGCAACTATCCGGCAACAACCGGGAAGGTATGCAAAAAAGCAAGACCGACATTAACAATTATCTGCTGAAAGGAGTAACCAATCATGGAAGCAATCCTTAACACCATTCTCACCCCGCTGCCCGCGTGGCTGGCGCTTGCGCTCATCGTTGTGGGCGCTGTGTCGCTTGTGCTGGGGCTTATCCGTCTGGGCTACGGCGCAGCGGTCAGGACGCTTGTTCTTGACCTTATCGACCAAGCTGAGAAGGAGATTCAGGGCACCAAGCGCGGCGCAGAGCGCAAGGCGTGGTGTGTCAAGATGCTACGCACCTACCTGAATAACAGCCGGTGGGGCAAGCTGATCAGCTGGGCTATCACCGAAGAGACCATGAGCAAGGTAATTCAGTTTTTCTTTGACCGGGCAAGGGCAGCACTGCAAAAGCAGTAAGGAGGATATCATGGCAAGCACTACATACGAGCATTTTGTTGACGTCAACAAAATGTACGCCGCACGAGAGCAATTTCGGCACGTCACGAAAATGGTCTGTGCACGTTTTCGTGACCTCACGAAAACATACCATCTCGGTAACGTCACCGTAATGGTGCGCAACGCCGGACAGCTTCCGCAGCCTTTTTGGCTCGGTGCTGCCTGTGGCGGCGGCTCGCGTAGTGCTGCCCGCTGCGCTGCAAGGACTTGACAGACAGAGGATGATAGCCGCCATCAAAAACGCACCGCTTGGGAGGGTTGACCGTAAGATAGCCTTACTGCGGTACGTTGAGCGGCTTCCGCTGCCGGACATTGCAGCACAGACACATTACAGCCGGACGGCGATAGGCTACCGGCTGAAAAGCATTGATAAAATGCTGAATGTGTGATACGATAATCTTAATTGGATGTGATTTCTCACGAAACGCATTGAAGCGGCAGGCTTTCGGGTCTGCCGCTTTTCTTTTTGCACGATTTGTGGTATAATAACATCAACAAATCCACCCGGCCTCTCGAAGAAGCACAAGAGGGTGGATATCTGAAATCCCCTGCTTTGCCGAAGCCCTGCGTTCCACGCGGGGTACTTTGTAGGCAAAGTGGGGGATTTTGTCTTATTCGCACTAGTTTTGTCGAAAGACTTGCCGTGAAAGCTGAAACGTGATATTTTAGGCTTGCTTCCATTGTGAAGCCCTTAACAGTTAAGCGCTCATGCGGATTTTTCCGTGTGGGCGCTTTTCTTTTTGCTTAAAATAATCAAACTTTAAGCAAGATTTAATCAAGGTCTAAGCAAGCTATTTTTTGTCCTTCGTTGTACCTTCGTTGTCCTTCACTTTTTGCCGATGCGGTACACTGGGTGCAATAGGAGGGATGTATTATGAGCTATTATCCGACACCCGGAGCGCCCTACGTTCCGCAGCAGCCTGTCAACCCTTACGGCGGTATAGGCACAGTTGGGCTTGCCACTCCACTACCCAATACGCAGATGCAGCAGGCACAGCAGCAGCGTCCGCAGCCGATGAATGGGCAACAGCCTGTTCAGCAGTCGGTACAGGACGGCGGTTGGTTACTGGGCAGACCTGTTTCCAGCAGGGAAGAGTTTTTGGCGATACCGTCTGACCTGTATGGCAGACCGACCTACTGCCCGGACTTGCGCAGCGGCGTGATCTACTGCAAGCGGCTGAACCCGGACACCTGTGAATCCTATGTGCAGGAGTTTTATAGCCCGGAAGCATGGCGGCAGATACAGGCGCAACAGGCACAGCAGACCGCTGCACCGACACAGCAGTATGTGCCTATTGAGCAGTACAACGCCCTTGTCCATCGTCTTGATGAACTGGAAAAGTGGCAGAAGAGCTTCTCTAAGCCAACTGCCACAGCAAAGAAAGGAGAATAAGCGATGCCCTCTCCGTTTGACATGATTACTCACAGCCCTATCATGCAGCTTGCAAATCTGGCTCGCGCCGGACAAAACCCGATGGGGCTTATTCAGCAGTTGAGCGGGCAGAATGCTCCTATCATGCAGGGTTTGAACCTGATTCAAGGTAAGAACGAAGCACAGCTCCGAACGATGGCTCAAAACCTCGCCAAAGAGCGCGGCATTGACCTGAACCAGCTGGCAAGCGTCTTGAACCTGACGCTGCCCCGATAACGCATCCCTCTAAGCGAAACGCTTCTCAGTTTTGCGGACTTGATAAAAACCGCTTTTGTTTGGCTTCGCCCATCGCACACGGCGGTGGGATAGCATAACGCAAAACTGAAAGGAGTTTTGTTATGGACGATTTTGCAACTGGCTATCTGGCTGGGCAGGACGGCGGCAATAACAACGGCGGATTCTTCGGCAACGAAGGTCTGTGGGCGGTTATTATCCTCGCTATCATCTTCGGCTGGGGCACAAACGGCTATGGCCGGAACGGCGGTGACAACGGCATGAACAGCTACATCCCCTATCTGGTGGGCACCGGTGCAACCGGTCAGGGCGGCGCAGATACCCGCGCGGCTCTTTCTGAGGGCTTCTACCAGCAGGACACTTCTCGTTCTCTGGCTGGCATCCAGAGCGGCATCTGCTCTCTGGGCTATGACCAGCTGGCGCAGATGAACGGCGTCAACACCAACATCGCAAACGGCTTTGCTGGTGTGAACAGCGCCATCTGTCAGCTTGGCTACCAGAATGCGCAGCTGGTGAACGGTCTGGAACGCAGCGTGTCCAACGGCGACAACGCCATCAGCCTTGCCATCATGCAGGAGGGCAACGCACGGCAGGCGGGTCAGACCGCGCTTGCCACGCAGCTGGCATCTTGCTGCTGCGAGAACAAGCAGTTGATCGGCGACCTGAAGTACACCATCGCAACGGAGGACTGCGCTACCCGTCAGGCTATCGCAGACAACGCCCGTGCAGTTATCGACAACTGCAACGCGAACTACCGCGCTATGATGGACTACTTCACGCAGGATAAGATTGCCACTCTGACCGCTGAGAACCAGAGCTTGAAGTTCGCGGCTTCTCAGGATCGTCAGAATGCGCTTCTGACCACCGTGATGTCTCAGCAGACTGACACCATCCTGAACCGGGTCAATCCTCGTCCGATTCCCGCTTATCAGGTGGCAAACCCCAACTTGGGCGTGAACTGCTGCGGCTGCTGCTAACCAACACACTCCCCGATAACACCGGGTGAACCATCGGGGCAGGGGTAAGACACCTCTGCCCCTGATTTTTTAGGAGGAAAACATTATGGCTTGCAAAACAAGCTGCCGTCTGTGCCCGCACCTCGTCATCTCGGATGCGGTGACGTTCGCCAATGACACGTTGACCATCAACATCCCTGCTGGTGCATACCAGAACGGAGAGAAGTATTGTATCGTAGTTGCCCAGAGCATCCCGGACACGACCACCATCAACGCCCCTGTGGTCATTACCATCGGTGCAGGAACGACCGCATACCCTCTGACCGACTGCAACTGCGCTCAGGCAACCGCCGAGAGCATCCACACTCGCACCCGCTACGCTACCCGCGTTGCAACGTCTGCAACCGGCACCGGAACGTTCAAATATCTTGGTTGCTTCTGCCGCTCCCACGCTGGTGCACCCGCGTCCATTTCTTGAGGAGGTATAGATTATGGGCAAGAACAATTTTCGCCGCATGATGATGCTCCGTGACCACGACAAAGACCGTGAGCCGGAACGTGACCGCCTTGAGGAAGAGCGTGACCGCAGGGAGCGTGAGATGGAACGCCGTCTGCGCAAGCTGGAAGATGGAAACGACCGTTATCCCTACTATCCGCAGGAGGAGAACCGTTATATCGACCCCTACCCTATCCCCCGCTACCCTGACATAGAGAATGGGCGCAGAATGCCGCAAATCGGCTTCTCGCAGAACGGAGACTGGGATAAGCGGTCTGGACAGTACGAACGTGGCGGTGCTGACAGCCGTTCCATCAAGATGCCACGCCAGCACCTCACCCACGATGAAGCGGAAGAATGGTGTGACAGCATGGTAAATGCTGACGGCACAAAGGGCTGCCACTGGACGCTGGAACAGACGCAGGACGTTGCCAAACAGCGCGGCATAACCTGCGATAAAAACGACTTTTGGGCTACGATGAACATGATGTACAGCGACTACGGCAAAGTTGCAAAAATGTACAGCGTGGACAACACCAACTTCTACGCAGATATGGCTGCGGCGTTCCTGCAGGACAAAGACGCTGTGGATGGTAAACTGGTCGAGTACTGGGAGCGCATTGTGGAGCGCGGATAAGGTCTGCAGACTTTTTGCAGACTTTCGGATAGCAATTAAGTGCAAATATCGGTTAGTATTCGATAGTATCCGAACTACTGCAAATACAAAAAATCCGCATGAGCACTGGATTTTCCAGCATTCATGCGGATTTTCATTTGGTGCGAGGGAGGGGACTCGAACCCCCAAGGATAAACCACACGCACCTCAAACGTGCGCGTCTGCCAGTTCCGCCACCCTCGCATAT